AAATGAAAGAAATTTTAAAAAAAGTTTTCCCCAATAGTACGGAGGAAAACCGGGAAAAGTACGGCAATGCGTTACGGTTTGCAATGATTAGGTATAATATTGATAATACCAACCGTTCCCGTGCGTTTTTGGCGCAAATCGGACACGAAAGCGGGCAATTGTCCGCCGTTGTCGAAAACCTCAATTACAGCGCAAAGGCGTTGCGGTCGGTTTTCGGCAAATACTTTAAAACAGATGCCGAGGCGGAACAATACGCCCGGAAACCGGAGGCAATCGCAAACGTCGTGTATGCAAACCGTTTGGGAAATGGCGACACGGAAAGCGGCGAGGGTTGGAAATACCGGGGTCGTGGACTTATCCAGTTGACCGGAAAAAGCAATTACGACAAAGCGACAAACGAAATGTATGCTTTGCCTATGGGTGTGGATTTTGTGGACGAACCGGATTTATTGGCAACCCCGGAGTATGCGACGCAATCGGCGGCGTGGTTTTGGGAAAGTAACGGGCTTAATGCGTTAGCCGACCAATTGGGAGGGGCTGACGATATGGAGGTTTTCAAAGCCATAACCAAACGGATAAACGGCGGGTATAATGGATTGGACGACCGGGTTAAATTGTATGAATTAGCAAAAACCGCAATCGTATGAAACTAAAGATTTGGCACGTTGCCGCCTATATTTTATTAGCCGTTGTATTGGCAACCACGATTGGAATACAACGAAAGCGAATACAGGACATAAAAGCCGACCGGGATAAATACCGGAGCAATACCGAAACGTTGTTGCAAGATGTGGAAAGCTATAAAACAAAAGATTCTTTGAACGCCGTAAAGGTTGGCGGGTTGGAGTTGAAATTATCGGAGTTTAAAAAATACCGGGCGGACGATGCGGCGTTGATAAAATCGTTGCAAACAAAGAACCGGGATTTGCAAAGGGTTACGACGGCGCAAATGGAAACGATAAACGAATTACGGGCAACCGTCCGAGATAGTATTGTATATTTGCCGGGCGATACGATTACAACCGTTGTGCGATGCGTCGATATTGTGGAAAAATGGTTTGAGTTACACGGATGCACAACGCCCAACGGATTGTTTACCGGGCAATTTATAAACCGTGATAGCTTACTAATAGCCGAAACGGTAAAGTATAAAAGGTTTTTAGGCTTTCTTTGGAAAACCAAAAAGATAAAGAACCGGGAAATTGATATAGTAAGTAAGAACCCGGCGACAAAGATATTGGGGTTTGAGTTTATAACAATAGAGGATTAGCAAAAGAGGGGTTGCAACGAGTGTTTGCAGCCCCTTTTTGTAATGACGTATTTTTAGCCCGTTTCCGGGCATTTTGTTTCAAAGTGGATAATTTCCCGTCCGGCTTTCAAAAGTCGCTTAAATCAAAAATTCGGGAAAAATAACTCTTTTGGAACCAAAAATGAAAGTTTTTATAAGTAAATCGAAAAATAAAAGATAAAACCTTTGGTAATATAAATAACATTACCTATATTTGCAGCATGATAATAAAACGACGGGGCGTTTTCCCCGAAACATTAGAGAGCGAAACAATGAATACGCATAGCATTTATAACGGATTAGATTACACAACAAGAGAGATTAACCATAATTTCAAAATCAAGGTTGCCGGAATGGTAAACGGGAAAAAGGTTAATACTTTGGTTGGTGTGTCGGGCTTAATTAAGATTGTAGGCGACATTAAATTAGTCAACCGTCTGTTAAAGCGTGCGTTTAATTGTTACGGCGACAAAGAAGTTTGTAAGTTACGCCGTGGTATTAAGATTACATTTTACTATCAATAAGAACGACGGGGCGTTTCCCCGGAATAATATAATTTTCAAGTTATGGAAACAAAGAAAAGAACACAGGCGGCAGATATTGCCGAGATTGCAACCAAATTGGACGGTAAAGTTAATTTTTCGTCGATAGTTTATAGTCAACAAATGTTAGACGAAAAGTATAGGGAAACGGGTGTTAATGATATGTATTTTATCGGCAAAAAATTTGGGTTGTGGTTTTATACAAGCCGGGCGGCATTAGATAGCCTTTGTTATCTAAACAAAAAGGATTTCCCAACGTGGGTATTGTGTGAAAATTCATTGAGTTTATACGAAATTAAAAAGTAATGTTTAATCAGCCGGGGGAAACCCCGGCATAATAACAAAGATTATGGCAAAGTATATTTTAGTCAAGAAAGAAAAAGGAAAGAAATTTGAGTACCAAGTTATCCACGCCGAAAGCAAAGCAATCGTTTCAAAACGAACGTCCGCCCGTGATTATGTGGCGTGTGTTGCTGATGGTTCGTATTATTTCGGGCGGTTAGATTTAATCGGGAAAGGCGACCACGGTAAACAATTAAGTTGGGTAAACAAAATTTTATCAAATCCCGAAAAGGCATATAAAGAAATGGCGGCAAATTGGGTTCCGGAGTATAGAAAACAATGGATTGCAGAAAACCCCGCCGAACAATGGATTGCCCGAAACGTTCAGAGTGCTAAAGAGGAAAAAGAGAGATTAACCACAATTGCATATTTGCAGTAACAATAAGCCGGGGCGCAATCCCCCGGCACAATCATTTAGAGCGATGGAAAAAGTAAAACGTTATCGAATTAACCAAGCAATGTACGCTATCATTCAAAAGGCGAACGGCGGGTTGTTCCTGTTATATACCCGCCACAATCCCGGCGATGTGTTGAACCTGTTATTAGATGGCAACGATATTGGGTTGTTTTGCCAAATAGAGAGTAACCACGACCAATATTATAAATATTGCCGAGTAATTACGGAGGGCGAACAATGAAAAAAAGGAATTAATAGAGGCGATAAAAACCATTATAACCGGATTGTCAGTTTACGACCCCCGGTTTTTCAAGGTTGAAAGGGACGCAATTTATATGCGTTACGGGAAAAATGATTTGCACCAATTTTTAGCCGATTTACAAAAGCGTTTGGAATTTGCAGAACGGGCAACCAAATTGGGCGCAAACATTGTTACCCGTGCGGATTTACGGGGAAAAGATTTACAATTGATTATCAAAGCCGGGATTGTATGCCGGAACGTTGGTATTGGATTTGTTGAGGAACGCCCGGCGACGGATGCGGACATAAAAACAATGTTAGTATTAGTATGAGCCATATTAAAGAACGACAACAGGAATTGCAACCGGGACGTACAGAGTACGCAATTACCCGGTTGCGGTCGTTGGGTTATCCTGTAATTGAGATAAACGCCACACCTTACAATTTACGTTCCGGGGGTTCCCGGTTACGTTGTACCCATATTCCGGTTGGTTTACGGGAAAAACCGTTAAAGATGGACGGGGAATTAAGAACCTATTAAAACAAATACCCATGCGATTTGCATTAAGACGACAGGAAAAAATAAAAGCGGCTTTTGAGCCGAACGGGGACGAAATATTAACCCGAATAAAAGAAAGTTTAACCCGGTATTTTGCCGCCGACCGTTCAGATTACCCGGACGGATTACGTGCCATTGAGGACGATTTTAACCAATTGCCCGGCGAACCGTACCCAACCATTGCAATAAATGACGTTGGCAACGACGAACGTATGATTGAGTTCTTTGTTACCGGGAAACAATACGACGTTTATCACGTGGCATTTAAAGGATTTACAAAGGGTTGAGTATGGAAAGCGTAATTATTGAGGAAATGCGGGTTTTTCTGAAATTAGGATTGCACCCAAAACAGGAACAATATTTTGCCGATACAATCGCCGTGGCAAAACGTGTTGAGATTGTCCGGGCGGCGGACGTGTTCAGCGATTACGAATTAGAGATTATCCGGGACGTTTTGAAACCCCAAAAGCAACAATGTTATCGTAATGCGCATTTGCTTTGCCAATTGTTCCCGGAACGGGTGCGATATTGCGAGGGTAAAACCAACGCATTTATCCCAATAGACCACGCATTTAACAGGGTTGGCAACAAATACGTTGACATTACATTTGAATTTGCATTGAACGACCCCGATTTATTGGGTTATGAGTATGTTGTATTTGGGGAATATGATTTGCCGGAAATTGAACGAATGACGAAAAAGACGGGATATTATGGCGATGTTTACCGATTGGCATATATGGAGAAAAGAAACCCCCGGAGCCATGAAGTAACGCCGGGGGTTGTTACGCAGTAACCGAGAGCGATGTTATAAGGTTATGCGGTGCAACAAAATTAGTGCTTTTTATCTGTATTCCAACCATACAGAGCGAACAAATAAAATATTCAAAGGTTTTATTTTTGGTAATACAAATATAATTTATACTTTTGCAGAAACAAAACTCACCGGGGAGATACCCGGCAAAGATATGAAGATAAAAGAGAGCGATTTATTAAACCGATTGGCAACCGATAGCGGGAAAACAGCCAACCAAGTTGCCGAAATTATCATTTCGGAATTACTGAAAAACAAAGTTATAGAGGACGACCCGGAAATTTGGGGCGGTTCCGTTTTCGACGCAATTAATGAGGACGTAACCGAGGAACAAACCGCCAATTGTTATGCGGCTATTTCCGAGGCGTTGGGCGTGTATATCAAACGGGTATATTCCATTGTGCCGGATTTGGATTTGTTCGGCGATGGCGATTGCCCGTTTTGCGGCGGGGAAATGGAAGTAACCGACGGCGCATATAAGCCCGAATATTGCGGCTATGATAATGAACCGAACTACCGGACTATATGGGAGGAAAAAACGTGTCCGATATGTGGCTATAAAGTGAGTAGTGAACCGAGTTATTAATTATAAAATACTGAAAGATGGAAATTAAAGAAACAAAGTTAAGAGTAAACGAAGCGATTGCAAGGGCGCAAACCGCCGGAATTAAGGTGTATAAAAAAGAAGTTGCCGCCCGTCTATGGGAGGGACGCACCGAAAGCGCACAACAAGTTAATATGACTAACTTGTGTAACGGTACGACCAAACAGATACGCCCGGAATGGGTCGTTATCATTTGCGAAATGTGTAATTGCACCCCTAATTATTTGTTTGGCTATGAAGAATAACGGTTTAACGTGGTTTGAACGGATGGCGGAAACAATGTTTTCTGATAGATTCCAAGCTAAAGCGATAATAGGTATATTCGGCATATTCGGCGTTATTTGTCTGATAGGTGCATTTTATAACCCCGCTCAATTATTATTCTTTGGAATAAGTGTTGCGATGGTAATATGTGGTTTTTCTGAATTAAAAAAGTGTAAGAAGTATGAGAACGAATAAAAAGGAACCGGAAATCCCGGTACAAAAAACGGTTGAAAGTATGGGAGGTGTACCCGCCGACCAATTCCCCAATATAACAGAGGAACAACAACAAATAATCCCACCGTTTGAAGCGGTTGAAGTTGAACAACCAACCGGAATATTTGAAATATTGCCGGGCATGACGGTTGAGGAAATGACGGCTATGTTTTTCGACGAAAAAACGTTGATAGAACCGCCGTATAAAGTTTGGCAATTAAATAGCAAAGGACACCGTTATTATTACCGATACGACGATAACGGGAACCCGGAGTTTTTTCCGTCGGTTACAACTATCTTATCCCAAACCATGCCTAAAGCCCCGCACCTAATCCAATGGATTGCATCAAAGGGAATTGAGGAAGCGGAACGATACAAAGGCGAACGGGCGGCGTATGGTACATTCATGCACGCCGCATTTGAGGAATTATTAATTAACCGGGCTTATGATTTGGACGGGTTGAAAGGGAAACTTAAAGAATATATTGAGGTTTACCGATTGCCGGATGATTTCATTTATTACGCCGATGATTTGAAAAAAGATGTATTGGCTTTTGCTCAATTTGTGTTGGATTACGATGTACGCCCGTTGGCGGTTGAAATTGCTTTAGTGCATCCGCATTACAAGTATGCCGGGATGATTGATTGCCCGTGTACGATGTTATCGAAGATTGGCGGCAACGAACGTATTAACGCAATAGTGGATTTCAAAAGCGGACGTAAAGGATTTTACGAGGAAAGCGAAATACAATTAGGAATGTACCGGGATATGTGGAACGTTAATTTTGAGCAATTCCCCGTTACCCGTATTTTCAATTTCAGCCCGAAAGATTGGCGCAAACGTCCAACGTATAATTTGAAAGAGCAAACCGAAAGCCCTAATATTCGTAAAATCCCTTATCTGTTAGAGATTGCAGCGATTGAAGACGAAAAGAAAGATAATACATTTACGTCGGTTAATGGTATGGTATTGTTAGATAACGCACCGGATTTGTCGCAAAACGTAATATCCTTATCGTTGGCGGAATTGATTAAGACGAAAGCCCCTAAAGAACAAACCCCGGACGAAAAAACGGATGCCGCCGAAAAATTCAAGGCGGACGCACCGGAACCGACCCCGGAACCGGAGATTAAGAAAGCGAAGATTGTTAAACGTTCCGGTAAAACGACAAAGGAGGTGCAAAAGAAAGCCACCAAGAACAAAACGGCAGCAAAGCGGGATAACGCACCAGAAAAGAAAGTAAAGCCTGCAAATGAGCCTAAAAAGCCAAAAAACGAGAGTAGAAAAAAGATGTTGAACGACGACCCCGAAATATAATTGAGTTATGAAAGGAAGAATAAAACGACCGGAGGCGCAACAATCCCGTTTGATATTGCCCCGTGTAGGTCAAATAAAAATAGGCATGAAAAACGCCAACGGGTACCCGCAAAGCGTTGATTATTTCATACCAACGGGAAAGTATGCCGGGTTATTTACACAGGCATACGGCGAAAAGCCGCAAACCATACAAATTGTATTCCCGGACGACGACCCGGCAAAGGTATGTAACGAGCGTTACGAATACCGGGACGACGACGGGCGTTTGATTGCGGCGGGCGATGGCGAAACGTTTCAAGTTTGGGACGGCAAAAAGTATGAGGAATTAACTATTTCCCAATATCCTAATTTAATGTTGTCGATTGCCAAACGGTACCCGAACCGGAAAAGTAAGCAACCCGATGCCGACGGTTGGGAGGTAACATTAACGCTTAATTTCATTGTTCCGTTGGTGCGGGGTATTGCCGGGGTTTGGCAGTTTTCGACAAAGGGAACCGCATCCACAATTCCCCAAATTCGGGAAACGTTCGACGGTATGTTAGCGGAAAGGGGATTTTGCAAAGGCATTATCTTTGATTTGAATGTACAATTTGCCACAACTCAAAAGCCGGGAGACCGTTCCCGCTTTCCTGTTGTCTCATTGGTTCCTAATGAAAGTGCGGATAATGTTTTGAAAGTGCGCAAAGCGTGGGAACCTGCAAAGCAATTGGATAATGAATAAAAAATGCTATATTTGCGTCGATAAAACAAACGACTACCACCGTTTGCAAAGTATTGCTAATTTATTTAGCGCAAAGCCCGTTTTCCGGTGTGTGGTAGCCCGGATTGCGGGCTTTTATATTTTAATTATGGATTTTATTGTAAAAAACAAATGGATTAACGAATTGCATTTGAAAGGTAATAAGTTAATGTTGTATGCAATGATACACGCTTATTGTGTTAGATATGGCGAGTATTCAAAGGGTATTTTGTATTTATCCAAATGTTTAGGGATAAACAAAAGCACTGTAATTGATTGCCTTAAATGGTTATGCAAAAAAGGATTATTAATAAAATCAGTTCAGCCCGTAGCGGAACCGGATGTTTATAAAATATCAATATTATGAAATACACGATATTAATAAACCAATATGCCGCCGTTAATAGCGGTTTGGATTTAGATTTAATAGATTTGGCGATTTTTGATTTTATAAAAGATTTCGCCAATTGTGCAAGTTGCGTTAAGATGCACACCCCGGAGGGAATATATTTTTGGATTTCCCATAAGTTAATATTGGAAGCAATGCCGTTATTGAATATAAAAACAAGTCAAGGCATGATAAAGCGTATTGATAATTTGATTAAAGCCGGAATTTTACAAAAACATCCTAATTGCGAATTGTACAACAAAACTCTGTATTGTTTTGGTGAAAATTATGAGTTACTAACATTTACCGAAAAGGCAGCAAGGATATTAACCGGAGTTGATACCCCTAAACAAAAGTTGATGCCCCCCATAAACGAAAGTTTAGGGGTACCCATAAACGAAAGTTTAGGGTATAATAGTAATAATATAGATAATCCAATAAATGATAATGAGAATACCCCCAACAACAATGTTGTCGGGGAATTATTCCCGGAAGAACAAAAGGTTGAGGAACCAAAGGATAAAAAAACATTGTTCCGCAATTCCGAAGTTTATAAGATGGTTAAGTTTGAAAACGGCATTGGCGTGGATTATTCCGAATTTGAAAGAAAGTTTGCGACCCTGGAATTTGAAAGGGTTGATTTGGTTTATTATTTCCATTCTGTTAGTGATTGGAGCGACCAAAAGAATATGAAGCGCACAAAAAACGGTTGGTTGGCAACCGTCCGTAATTTCATACGAGGCGACGTTGAAAGAAAAAAGTTACATTTGAAACCCGAATATAAGAAGCCGACGGAACGTTTAAATGTTGCCGGGGCTATTGAGTATTTGAAAGACGATTATTAGTATGGAAACATTGCCCGAAAAGAAAAACAATTTGCCCGTTGCCCGTGAAAATGCCGTTGCAATCCTTTATAGCGGTACGGCAAAAGCAATCGACGTGCGCCGGGCTATGGTTGAATTGCCGGAGGTTGCCAAGGCGTTAACGACGGTTGAAAAGTACATTTTTGCAGCGTCCACGAAAAAACAGATTGCCGAGATAGACGACGAAACGTTGATTGCGAAAACCGGGCAAATGTTCCGGTTCATTGCAATGGACGTGGGGTTTATCATTCCGGCGGAACAAAACGATTGGGCGTACATTTGTACACGGTTGTTGGATTTGCTTAAAAGGTATTATTCGCAATTAACCTTATCGGAAATTAAGTTATCATTTGAATTGCTAATAACCGGGGAATTGGACGAATTTTTGCCGAAAGATAGGGACGGCAACGCCGAACGCAAACATTATCAGCAATTCAACGCCGATTATTTCGCCCGTGTTCTTAACGCTTATATGCGAAAACAAAATCAAGTTGTTGGGAAAGCATACACGGCGTTACCAAAGCCCAAACAGGGGTTAAGCCCGGAGCAAAAGAGGTATTACAACAACCAAGCGGTTACGACCTGTTTAATGTGCTTTTTGCGCTACAAATATACCGGGCGTTTAGTCTTTGGATTAACCGACGAAATGTTTGTATATAAGTGGTTGTTAAATGTAGGGTTAGCAGACGAAGTACAAGAAACCGACGCAGACCGACGGGAAGCATACCAACGTTTTTTAGCCCGTGCCGCACGTGGGTTAGTAAATGAATACACGGTTTATCATGTTCGTAAACAAGGCAAGGAAAGCCCGGAAATAGATTACACGGTTTTTGAAGTTGCCCGGCGAAAGGAGATACAACGAGCATTTGACCGTATGATTGAGAAAGAAATTTATGTGTATAATTATTTGAGATTTGAAAAATGAAGATTGATTGTATTATTGGAATAGACCCCGGAGCCGCCGGGGGAATTGTGGTTTGGCGACCCAACCACAATATAACCGCAATTAAGATGCCTAAAGATATTAACGATATTAGGGATTATCTTAATTATATCAAGGGTATTGCAAACCCGATTATCTTTTTGGAGAAATTGAGCGTTCGCCCGGATGATGTTACCGTTGGCGATGCCGGGGCAAATATGGGAAAGTTATACCGCATACAAAAGATGCTGCAAAACTTTGAGCATTTGAAAGCGATAATAACCGTTGCCGAAATTCCGTTTGTGTTGGTTAATCCTTTGAAGTGGCAAAATGACCTTAAATTGCGTGTCAAGGTAAAAGGAAAGAAAGAAGAAAAGACAGACCGGAAAAGACGGTTCCGGTATATTGCCGGGAAATTGTACCCGGAGATTACCCCGGCATTATGGAACGCCGACGCAACGTTAATAATGCACTTTGGACGCTTCATTTTGCAAAACAATCCCGGTTGGGTATTGTCTAATTTGCCAACGCAAATGCACAATCGGTTATTTTAAGCCCGTAGAGGCTTTTAATTTCATTAATGGTTAATTGTATGGCAGACGAAACAAAAGCCCCGCAAATCGAAAATCCCGAAAAAATAACGGTACGGGAGTTTGCGGAAATGGTCAAGCAAATGCGGCATAACCAACGCCGTTGCCAACGGCACCCAACCCCGGAAAAGTTGGCAACGTTGGAAAGTTGGGAACGCCGGGTTGATGCCGTCGTTGCCGTTGTCACTGATACGCAGTTAAAGTTATGGTAGAAGAAATATTGCATTATCCCAAAGCTAACATTATATTGAATGATGGCGACGAAATAAGGGTTGAATACATTCGTAAGGTACCATATAGCGCAAAAACTCTGAAACGATTATGCGGATGGGTTTACGATACGGTATTAATTGGAAAAGTCGAAAATGGCAAGGTTTATTTCCGAAACGAAAAAGGAACGCATAAATTTGTTCATTGCGTTTATAACATAGAATTGGGAATTGCAAACCACTATTTGCGATTGATTGATATTAAGCATTTGGCAAAACAGCTAAAACTATGGTAGCGGAATATATCTATTTAGGAGACCGACTAACCCGCCCGGATTTACGACGTAAGCCGTGCCGGGCGGTTCGCCGCCCCAATGGTAAATGTGTAAGGGGAAAGAATGGCAATATGTTAGTCGAATTTGACGACGTGGGTAAATGCGTCGTTTTAGGGCGATTATTGAGGAAAATAAAAAAATAGCGGAAAATAAAAGATAATTCTTTTGGTAATATAAAAGTTATACGTATATTTGCGGCATGAAAATGATACGACGGGGCGTTTTCCCCGAAATTTAAAGCATAAATATTATGAGTACAAAAATTGAGAAGTCGGATTTTAGTTTTCTTTTTAGCGGTTACGGACATTATCGGGTTACTTACAAATCGCCCGTTACCGGGAAAGAATGGACGACGGTAACAAACGATATGCCGTTGATAGATGCAACGAGAAATTGCGACGAACCGAAACGGAAAGATTTAGAAACCCTTAAAAGAGTTTGTAAGAATGGGTAAGTTTGTGGATAATACCGGAGCAACCCGGCACGCAATGAGTAAAGCCGAATTATCGGATTTATATAAGCGATTGGAAAACTTTATTGCAGACTTAACGCCCGGAGAGATTGAGAGAAACCAACGAGAAATAAAAGGGGTGTTATCTTTGATACACCAACGAATGAAAGAAAAGTAATGTTTAATCAGCCGGGGGAAACCCCGGCACAAATATTTGAGCGATGTTTATAAAAAAAATTGAATTGTTGAATTTCCAAGTTATCAAGGCGTTCAACGCAGATTTTGAAGGTAATGTATATTTCATTACCGGGGATAATGAGTTAGGCAAATCAACCCTTTTAAAAGCAATTGGCGCAATGTTGACCGGGAACCGGGACGGCGTGTTAAGAAATGGAGAGGAAAAGGGATTTGCTAAAATGGTTGTCGGCGATGATGGCGAGGAATACGAAGTTGAGTTGCGTTTCACGAAAGCCAACCCACGGGGAACGCTTTCCATAAAGCAAAAAACAACGGGTATGCGTTCTGACAACGTGAGTATGTTACAAAAGATTTTCGGTTATCAAGATTTCGACGCAGTAGAGTTTTCCCGATGGTCTGAAACCGCCGAGGGTCGCAGAAAACAAATTGAGGTTGTTAAATCATTATTGCCGGAAAAGGTGCGCAATCGTATTGCCGAGATAGATAAAGAGGTTATAACCGTTAAGGATAAGCGCAAAGATGCCAATGCCGAGGTTAAGACATATACAACTATTTGCGCAAATGCTGAAAAGCAATTGAAGCCGGGCGATGTTAAAACGTATGCCGAGAAAAAGGATATTACGGCGTTGATGGAAGAACAAAACGAAAACGCCCGTTTGATTGAAAAGGCTAAAACGGTACGCCAAACCCGGCAACAAAGGATTGAACAATTGGCAGCAATCCCGGAACGGATTAAGCAAGCGGAAGCAACCCGCAAAACAGATATTGAGTCAATAGACAATGATTTAGCCGCCGAGGAAAAAGAAGTTGCCCGGATAATTGCCGAAGCAAAAGCCCGATTAGCAAAAGCCAAAGAGAGTGCAAAAGCCAACAAAGAAGCTATTGAAAAGGATTTCAAAGAGACATTGGATATTATCGGGAATGATAAAGCCGATTTTGAACGCCGTAAAGCTAATGCCGATAAATGGTTGGAAGAATACGAAAAGAACAACCCGGAAAACTTAGATACCGCCGAACAACTGAAAAAAGCCGAGGAACACAATCGGATTAATTCGTTAGTCGTGGATTATCAGACAAAGAAGAAAGCTAAAGAAGCCGCCGAGAAAACCGCCCGTAAATATGACGATAAATTAGGCGAATTGGCGAAAGAACGGGAAACGCTTATTGCAACGTCGAAATTGCCGATTGCCGGGTTGTCGTTTACTGACGACGGATTAGAGTTAAACGGCGTGCCGTTCGTTGCCGGGAAAGTTTCGGATAGTCAGATTATGGAGGTTGCCGCCAAACTGATTATTGCAAGCAATCCGACGGTTAAAGTGTTCCGCATTGCAAGGGGCGAAAGTTTGGGCGAAAAGCGATTGCAAGCGATTATTGATATTGCCAAGGCGAACGGGTTCCAAGGCTTTATTGAGGAAGTGAAACGGGGACAAACCGATTTAGTTGTTGAAGAATATACAGAAAATGAGTAATAACCGGGGGCGGTTTCCCGTCCCCTTAAAACCTAAAACAATGGCATATACATTGAACGATAATTTAAGACGTTGGGCGGAACAATACGAAACCGCCGATTTTATCCAATCCGACCCGGTGCAAATCCCACACCGTTACGATAGCCGGGTAAACATTGAGATAAGCGCATTTATCACGGCGTGGATTGCATGGGGTTCACGCAAACAGATAATACAAAAGGCGGATTTCATAGACCGGGAAATATTTAAGTGCGAACCATACCATTATATCGTAGGTAATACCGTTGCGCCGGGAGCCGTCCCCGAATGGAAGCAATACGCCGGAAGTAAAGAAAGTTTTTACCGAACGTTTACATACGCCGACTTTTACGATTTATGCGCCCGCCTCTATGATGTTTATACGTCTTTTGATAGTATGGAGGCAGCGATAAAGAAAGCGCACGAAACGAACGGAGAAACGGCATTAGCAACCTTGCAATCGTTGTTTGGTTCAGTTAAGGGAATACCCGATTTTGAAACGCAATCTGCTTGCAAACGGTTGTGTCTATTTTTACGTTGGATGTGTCGTAAAAAATCCCCGGTTGATTTTGGATTGTGGGACGTATGCGACCCCCGTAACTTAATAATTCCGTTAGATACCCATGTACATAAACAGGCGTTACGGTTGGGATTAGTTAAACGTCGCACGCCGGATTTAACGACGGCGATAGAGATAACAGACCGTTTCGCTGAAATATTTCCTAACGACCCTACAAAGGGCGATTTTGCGTTATTCGGCTATGGAGTTAATAGCGGTAAAGTAAAACCCGTTACAGGAAAGCCGGAGCCGGGAAAAGATAATGTAACCGCCGTGGCTGATTTGAGTATTGCCGACGTTTTGAAAATGAATTTGTTTTTTGATAATCTGAAAACCTTGTTATCTGATTTGTGGAAAGACAGGGAAAACGCACGTCAAAAAGCAATACGGGATAACATGAAGTTGCGGGCGCACGTAATAGACCGGATGCACAACGCCGGAAATTGGGAACCGGGTAATTTTACCGTTATATTTGCCCGTTGTTTGGATAAGGTATTAACCGGATATTCAGCAAGCGAAAGAGATTTTATTAGAGCAACCGGAATGACTGCTTTTAAGAAAACGATGGAAAAACTTATTGCCGATGAAAAAGCGAGAAATAACAGCGACGGGAACGATAAACAATAACGGCGGGTTGGCGATGTACATGGGCGAATTGAACGACTTTTTCAAACGTTGGAAAGGTAGCCGAATAATTGCCCGGTTTATTGTTTCGTCGCCGGGGTCGTCCGAGGCGTTAAAAGGATATTATTATAATTACGTTGTGCCAACATTTCGACACGCAATTTGGGAAGCGGGCGAACGGTTGACAGAAGAACAAACCGAGAGACGTTTGAGAGAATTTTCCCCGATTATGTATGTGGAAAGGGTCAACGAGGAAACAGGGCAATATACCCACGAGTTGCGCAATGTGTCGGAGTTGTCGAACGCTGAATTAATAGAGCATATCGAAACGCTCAAACAGATTGCCGCCGAGGAATATAACACGTTTATAGACGACCCTAAAACCTTGTAATTATGCCTGCTTGTAAATGTAGTGAAAGAAAGAAGCCCGCCAACCGTCGCAAATGGCGCATATTGCAATACAAATGCAATCATTCGGCTTTTAACGGTTGGCGGTACACCCGGAGCGATTATAGCGAAATAACGTGTTTGCGTTGCCGTATGGTGTGGAGAACAAAAGCAAATTATGTGGAACAATTGCCCCGGTATTCCGAGGGCGAACAATTAGATTTTGATAATGGAATTAAATGATAAATCCCCAATGCCGCAAGGCAAATTTAAAGGGCAACCGATGGAAAATGTACCTTATTGGCATTTGCTTTGGTTAGACGGGCAACCGTTTTGCAATCCCGCCGTTCAACGTTATATCAACGAAAACCGGGATGTTTTAGAAATAGAGAAAAAGCGGGATAAATACCGCAATGAAAATGAGTAATTAACAATTTAATAACCGAGAGTATGACAAACGAACAATTACAGAACGGCGCAAAGTTAGCCGAAAAAATCGGCGCATTTGAGGCGCAATTAGAGGGTTGGAAACGTGCAACATGTTTCATGTACGAAAATGTTGCTTTGTACTGCAAAAAAGATGGACGGGTTTTTGATAAAATTAAAACGTCTTTTATTGATTTTGATGTTATGAAAACCCTAACAATCGCCCGTATTGAGAAAGAATTAAGTAAGTTAAAAACAGAATTTGAAAATTTATAAGGTTATGCAAAAATTTGATTTGAAAGACATTTGTTTCTTTGATTGTGAAACAACCGGGGTTCCGGCAAAGGGTTTGAAATGGGATGCTGATTTTGAGCAATTCCCGTATGTTGTGCAATTGGCGTGGTCGGTTGGCGACAAAGAGAAAAGTTATATTATTAAACCGGATAATTACGAGATACCGCCGGAAACGACCGCAATACATGGTATAACAACCGAACGGGGGATTGCCGAGGGCGTACCATTTGCCGAGGTTGTGGACGAATTTTTAGCCGATGCAAACGCCGCCCCGCTTGTATGTGCGCATAATATTTACTTTGATAGTTCAATGTTAAAAGCAAATGTTTTGCGGTATTGCGGACGGGAATATTACGACGCACACGTTGAAAACGCATTGCATAAAGCAAAACGCATTGATACAATGATGAAAACAATTAAATTTGTCGGCGCATTGTATTCAAATGGTCGTCCGGGCAAATATCCGAAATTAGAGGAATTATATAGTAAGTTGTTTCCCGGCGAAACATTCCCGGCGCATGACGCATTAGAGGACATACGGGCGTTGCGTCGTTGCGTCCCGGCGTTGGTCGAATTAGGGATTATTGAGTTGGTGCAAAAGGAATACCCGGCGGAACAATTAAAGTTGAACCCGGAGCCGGAAAAGCCTAAAAGCGGGCGCAATATTGAGTTCAACGACCCCAACCCGGTAACGGAACCAATAAGAACCAACCCCGGATTTTCGGGGGTTGATTATGAAAACCACTCACCGGAAAGTTCGGCGGTTCCGTCCGATAGTAAGACACGGGAATTGTTAGACGAAAACGATTTTTGAAATGGCTAAACGAACCAATGACATATATACCCGGAAATGGATAATTGAAAATTCCGTTGAGATATTGAGCCGATACGAGCCGGGAGTATTAACGATAAGGGCGTTGCATTATCAGTTAGTAAGTATTGGCATGACAAACACGTTGCAGCATTATAAAAGGGTTGTTGCTGCAATGGAGGTTGCCCGATGGGATGGATTGGTTGATTTTGAGGCGTTCAGTGATAGAGATAGGGCGATGTGTGGCGAAACAAAAGCCGAACCGACGGATTTAGAGGAAAAACAAGCCGAAGCGAAAGCACAAGTTAGGGCGTGGATGCGTTCATACTCTAAAAATCGTTGGGAGAACCAATATTATTATCCCGAAATACTGATTGAAAAGAAAGCATTGGAGGGCGTATTTGCCAAACCGTGCCGCAATTGGAATATTGCCGTTGGAGCCTGTAAGGGTTATCCGTCTTTAACTTTCTTATATGAGTTGTCGGAAAGAATGAGAGAGGCGCAAAGCAACGGCAAACAGCCGATTATATTGTACTTTGGCGATTACGACCCAAGCGGGGAAGATATTCCCCGGTCTATTGGGGAAAATTTGGAAAAGTTCGGAGTTTACGGAGTTGAGATTAGGCGTATTGCGTTGATGGAACAACAGGTTATCGCATGGAATTTACCGCCCGCCCCTGCAAAAGAGACAGACAGCCGAACGGCGAATTGGGACGGGTTAGGACAGGTTGAATTAGATGCGGTTAAACCGGAAAAACTTATTTCCTTATTGGATGATGCGATTAACGAGATATTCGATAAAGATTTGCATTTCCAATTGTTAGAAACAGAGGAAGCCGAACGGGAACAATTTCAAGCCGAATTAAAACGATATGTTGAAGATGATTTATAAACTGAAGCCGGGCGGGTTCCCGGCAAATAAAACAAAAACAATATGAGCGAAGAAAAAAAAGCGAATGTTATGCTTATTCCGAGTGAAAAGGCGTTTGCATTATCAAAAGTTAAGACTTTAAAGGATGGCGGGTTAGACGTGCATTATGAAGTAACCGAAACAATCGGAAACGAAAGTTACACTAACAAATATCACGTTGAGAGTGCAAAGGACATACACCCCGATTTAAGAGATTGTTTTGATAGATTGCGCCCGATTATGGGGCGTATTTTCAACATTACATCTTTCCTTTCGATGGTTGAAACGTCCGATTTTAAGGCAACCAAAAAGCAAAACGAGTTATCACGGGATTTTGCCGATGAAATGTTGAAAAACATAGAGGTGCGGGGCGTGTCCTTTTCCGGTCAAGATGATAATGTAGGCATTGTTTTAACGGGATTGTTTACCGTTTCCAACGGTCAAAAAACCGCTATCAATTCCCCCCGGTTAAAGTTCAATACGGAAAAGTTCGGGTTTGAGGAAGAATTAGAAGAAATTGCCGCCGATATTGAAACCGAGGTGTACGCATTTCTTTTTAAGGGTAAAAAGGCGCAATTGGAGTTATTCGGTGCCGATGGCGAAGCAATGCCGGGATTGAACGCCGAAAAGGTCGAAGATAACGGGCTTTTCCCGAACGTGGACGACCCGGCGGAAGAAACCGACGGCGACGACGATAACGAAACCGGGGATATTTGATAAATGGAACCGTATTTGTTGACAGAACGAGAAGAATATAACTATTGCATCCAAAGGGGGTATAATCCCCTTTTGGATTTGCGTAATTTCCGAATGGATATTAGATTGAGGGTTGAGATACAAAGGGAATTGTTCGGACATTGTGTTTTCGGGCGTGGCGATAATATCCAAGCGGCAAACGAAAGGTTTTTCCGTTGGGTATGGGAACACAAGCCCCACCAATGCGAAGAAACATTAAAGCCGTTGGCGAATTATTCCGCCGTCTATTGTTCCCACATACTAACACGTGGGGCGCACCCCGAAATAGCGCACGACCCCCGAAATATAAATATCCTTTGTTTTGAAATGCACAACCGTTGGGAGAATGGGAGCCGGGAAACGATGCGTATTTATCCCGGCAATATGCGGTTGATTGAGTTAATGAAAAAAGAATATCAAACGTTGAGATTATGAGAACAAAAAAGAGGCAACCCGATTACGGGGCAATTTCCCGTTCGTCAGTGAAAAAAGATTTTCAAAGGGTACCAAGGTACCCGAACGAGGAAAAACGCCCGCAAATCGAAGAATTGCCAAAAATAAATGCCGAACGTCGTATTATCCACATATCGGAAACAAGTGCATACGCCAAATTATCCCGGTTTATTGTGGGTAAATTAGTACGGTTGAAAGATAAGGCAAATATAGGCGGTAATTCATGGTATTGCGAGTTTGTGCATGACGATGACCGGAAAGCCCTAAACATGGCGGCGGGTTGGTCTGATAACAAAAAAGTATATTTGTTGGACGGTGTAAAATTTAAGTAATATGAGTGTAAACAAGGTTATTTTGATAGGGCATACAGGTAAAGCCCCCGACGTTAAGTATTTCGATAACGGCGGAGTTGTAGCGACATTTTCGTTAGCCACGACTAAAAGAGGTTTTCAAACAAAGGACGGGCGGGATATACCGAAGCGTACCGAATGGCATAATATCGTTTTGCAAAATGGTTTGGCAAAAATTGCGGAACAATACGTTAAGAAAGGCGATAAACTTTATATTGAGGGAGAATTGAGAACCCGAAGTTACGACGATGCGCAGGGCGTAAAAAGATATATTACGGAGGTTGTCGGTTACGATATGGAAATGTTGACACCGAAAGGAACCGGGACGCAAGCCCCGCCGCCCGTGCCGGAAGCCCCCGCAACAAGCCAAAACGATGATTTACCGTTTTAATCTGCATGGCTATGGGAGGAATAAACGGACGGGTTATTTATAGCCCAAAAGGAAAGGCGGCGGAATATGCCGAGAACGCCGCCAATTTCTTTGTAGGTTGCTCAAATGGTTGCACCTATTGTTATTTGCGCAAAGGTATTGGGGCAAAGGTATTGGGAGGCAACCGCCCCGAATTGAAAAAGACTTTGCGAGAATATCCGTATGCAATCGACATATTTACGAATGAGTTGTTGAAGCATAAAGAAGAATTGCAAAAAACGGGTTTGTTTTTCTCTTTTACAACCGACCCGTTATTACCGGAAACGCAACGGTTGACCCGTCAAGCGATTGGCGTTTGTCAACGCCACAACGTCCCGGTTAAGGTATTGAGCAAATGCGCCGAGGGTATTAATATACTCATTGATTTTGTCGAAGCGTCGGCGGGATGGGACAAAACACGTATTGCGATTGGTTCCACGTTGACGGGATGCGACGAATTAGAACCAAATGCAAGCCCCAACCGGATGCGGATAAGCACGTTAGCAAGGGCAAAACGGCACGGATTCCCAACCTTTGCGAGCGTTGAACCAATACCGCCGGGAATGTTTGACCGGGCATTTTCTGTAATTGCGTTATCATACCCTTTTGTTGACCTATTTAAAATCGGGCTGCAAAGCGGTTGCAGATATACGAAAAAGGAAACATTAGGATTTTACAACGACGTTGCCGAATATTGGGAGGCGCACCCGCACACAACGCCCCGGTTGTATTGGAAAGAGAGTTTTGTTAAAGCGTCCGGGATTAACCGAGATTTATTGCCCGGTTATTGTGTCCCGGCAAATTACGATTTGTTTAACTAAGATAATAACGATTATGCAGTTTACTAACAAGGATTTCAACCCCGCCCAACATGACCGTTGGCGGGCATTAACCGTTAAAAACCCGTATGCAACGCAATTGGTTACGGCGGCTTATGAGGATAACGGAGTTGTTTACGGCGAAAAGTGCATTGAGATACGGAGTAAGAATACACCATACCGAGGCGATTTAATGGTTTGTTCGTCTGCTAATCCTGTAATTCCCGGTTATGAAAGTGGGGTTACGTTGGGATTGGTTGAATTATACGACGTGAAGCCGATTAAAGATTTTACGCCGGAAGATTGGGAGAATACCCGCATACCGCCCGAAAAGCGCAAAAGCATTACAAAGGGGTTCGGGTGGTTGATGCGTAACCCCCGCCGGGTTGTTGAGTTTCCAATTAAAGGGCAATTGGGTATTTACAATTTGGTGTACACAAAAGGAGTGATAATCGAATATCCGACGGCGGTAGTGATAGACAAAGAGAGTTACGAACTATTGAATAAGAAAGAAAAATGAGTAAGAAGAAATTAGGAGTTATCCGAAAGAATAGCGACGTACATACGGCGCAAATAGGGTTCCATATCGGACAGGTTGGAATTTGTGGTTACGTCCGGGAATATTGGAAATATAAGAGTTGGTTTGTTATTCCCGGCGTGTCCGTGGATGCGGTCAACGGTTACGACCGTTACGTTGATGTTGAGGCGAAAATATTGTTTGTAGGTATCGGCATACGGTTTATATGGATTAAAAGAAAGTAAAGTTATGAAAGCAAAGATTTTATTGTTATCTTTGGCAACGCTTTTGTTAGGAGCCTGCCAACAAGATAGCGAACCGATGGAAGCTTATTTATCAATTAAAAAAACCAAGAGCATGGAAGAAAGAAACGAGTTTGTCACGAACGCAACGGCGGCGATGTTACAGATTAACGCCGAACGTTACAATTGCCAAATCATTGAAACCGCATTAGCCGGAGGCAACCGGGTAAGAGTTACCGTTAGAGGCGCAAAGGAAGATTTGGACGCATTGTTTGAGTATGTAAGTGAGGCGGGCAACAAATGAGAATAAGACAGCCCGCACCATTTGACCCGGATAAGGAATACAGCCCCGGCGAACGTTGTGTTTACCGGGGTATGGTATTGATAGCGGAAATATGGACGGCGGCGGATTCCCGATTAGCCAACAACAACCCCGCAATTTTCCTGCAACGATGCGTTCGTTGTAAAATCAAAAGGGAGGATTGCCCCGCAATCGGTAGGAAATGCGATAAATTCCATAGGAATGACAGAAAAACGATTTATTGGCGTTTTTTGAGGATTGCCGGAGAATTTAAAGATTGTGCGTTGGAGTTTAATTACAATGGAACAATAGCCGGAGTTAAGGCACCCGCCGCCCCGGATAGTAATAACAAATAAATTTTAGAGCGATGAATAAACAAGTATTAAGCCCCTTTGATTGCGATATGTGCGCAATGATTGAGGACATTACACAACAAGAAATTAATGTTACAGCGTCCGATACGTCGATACGTTTAAGTTGGTCGCAAAATGGTAGCGAGGGAAAGGATAAGCTGGAGGCGCAAAGGATTGCAGCGTTGAAACAAGCAATCCGGGGACGTTTGGGAGACCGTTTTATTGAGTTCTCCTATGCTGATAACAAACAATCGGTTTATATGAAGTACGACCCGGAAGAATACCCGGAAGAGGTAAGAACCAAGTTAGCCGACCCGGACGCAACGGCGGGTTCCCGGTATTGCCGCATAATGTTGGAAGTTGATGCAATCCAATTTCGCCGGGACAACGTGAACGACGTATTGAAGTTTACAGGCGGCGGAACGGTTACGACCCCAAGAACCCCGAACGGAAAGGCGGTTTATTCATTCCCGGACGGTAACGGAATATTCATTGATGTACCGGAAGATTGGTTTATTATCCGGGAGCCAAACGGACGATTTACTGCCCGCCCCGAAAAGGATTTCAAACGGGAATTTGAGCCAAAAGAAATACCCGCCGAAAAATCCCAAATACAACCAGATGAAACAAGCGGATGCGGTAATTGTGTTCATTTCCTGCATGAAGATGCCGACGGCAACGGATATTGTGAAGCGTTCCAAGAAAAGCAAAATTGCGGTGTTATGCCGTGCCAACATTATATCAATAAACAACAATTGAGCGATGAATAAAAGAGAAAAGTTTGTAAAGGAGATTGCGGAAGTTATCAACCGCAATTCATTGGAGGGTAATTTCAATGATACCCCGGATTACATTTTAGCGAGTGTTGCAGTTGCAGCAATGGAGGCTTTTGCCGATGCGTCCAAAGTACGGGACGATTGGCACGGTTTTAGAAAGGCAGATAATGACCGGAAATATAAAGCCATTTGCGAAAGCCAAAAAGCAAAGCCCGTGAAAACTTGTAAGGGTTGCCCGCTTATTGATGTTTGCCCCGCCGTTCAAATGGAAAAGCAACCGGAACGCAAAAGGGAGTACAAAAAGCCGGAAGCGTTCGACGTGCTAAAAGAGGTGCAAGCAATGGCGGATTTTTTCGGGGAAATGTTTCCCGGAACCGAAGTTGAGATACACCGGATAGAACCCCGGAGAAAGCCACGGGATAAACGCCGGGCAAAGAACAAACGTAATAATCGGAAAGGAAAAACCATTTGAGGAATGAAAAAGGGAAATAATTGTTCCGGTACAATCCCGGATAAGTTGACCGGATGCGCCCCGGATAATCGGACACCCCAAAAGATATGCGGGACGTGTCGTTATTTTAACCCGGAATATCCGATAAACGGGAAACCCCGCCCGGTATGTTTAGCGTTGAAAGAAACCAAAGACGGGCATACGTATAAAATCACATTAGGAGTTGAACCGCATTTTCATTGCTCAAACGGAAAGTATGAAAATGGAATAGGACGATAGAGCAATAGCCCCGGAAACAAAGCCGGGGTTTTGCCGTTTATATACGTGAGATTACAAACGTTTGGCAACGTACCGGAAAAGCCGTAAATTTGCCCCGTAGTTAAGAGATAACTATAAAGACAATAAAAGTATTGAGTTAATAACAAAAGCCTCTTAAAATGGAAATTCCCCGCAAATAACTTGTAAAGGGTAAACACGTTTTAAGGAGGGACGGGATAAGAGAACACAGAGAGCCGAAAGAACCGAAAGCCGATAAAAGAGCCAAAGGGAGAAAGCCAAAGGAAAGGCAAAGAAAGAGAGGCAGGGGAAAGGTATAAGGGAAAAAGGCGCAAAGGGTTAATTTTTACCCCGTTTGAACATTAAAAGAGGTTGTAAAATGGAAAAATTGAAAACGGGCAATAAGAACCGGAAGCCCGCCGGATATAACAAGCGCACCGAGGAACAACGGGCGTATGACATTGCATTTTGTTCTAATCTGTTTTTACGTGGTTATACATATCGGGAAATTACCGAGGCTTTGAACCGGAATTTGTCGGAACGTGGCGTTGGATATACAATTACGTTGTCGATGGTCTATTACGATTTGCAACAAACGCTTATTGAGTGGAAGCGGGAACGGTTAGATAATATCGACGATTATGTTACGCAGGAGTTGCGCAAATTGGATGCAATGGAGGTGCAAGCATGGGAGGCGTGGGAAGCGTCTAAAACCGGGAAATTGCGCACCAAGGAAAAAACCAATAAGGGGCGACCAATTAAAACGGATGCCGAGGACGGCGACCCGGAATATTACGGCTACAATGAGACGGCAACCGAAACATTCGCCGGAAACCCCCGTTTTTTAGATTTGCTTTTGAACATTCAACAACGCCGGGCAAAGATGTTGGGATTTGATGCGCCCGTTAAGATAGAGATACCGGGCGTTAATGCTTCAACGGATAGCGATAAACCAAAGTACGACGTTAAGGCAATACCGGACGACCTGTTATTTGCCGTTGCTGATAAATTGCAGTCCGCCGAATTTGCAAAAGCTATGAACGAGAAAGGAGGGTTGCAGTAATGGCAAAGAAAGTAACCGCCGCCCGTCCGTCCCAATCGCAACCACAATGGCAAAAGGAGGTTTGCGATACGTGTCGTTTTTCTGAATGGATAACCGACGACCATAGGCACCGAGATTTGAACGGGAAACCGATTTGTTTGCGTTGCCCCAATTACCCGCATTACATTGTACGAGGTCGCCGGGCTTGTAATAAATGGGAGAAAGGAGTTAAGAAATGAACAACGAACAATTATTGCAGATGTATAAGGCATTAAGCGAGAACCCCGGCGAATTGGTAAAAGCCGCCGCCCGCAAACGCCTTATTAACTTTGCCCGATATATGCAGCCGGATTTAGTATTAGAGCCGTTCCACGTCGTATATTATACCCTGTTGGATATGTTCGCCCACGGGAAAATACGAAAGATGATTGTACAACAACCGCCGCAACATGGAAAATCGGAGGGGTCGAGCCGAAAGTTACCCGCTTTCATGGAGGGATTGAACCCGGATTTGAAAATAGTTATCGGGTCGTATGCTGCAACCATTGCACGAGATTTCAACCGGGATGTACAACGTATTATCGACACGCCCCGGTATCGTGAATTGTTTCCCGGTACGTATTTGAACGGTTCCAACGTAGTAACAATGGCGAATACCTATTTGCGGAATAGTGATGTTATCGAAATGGTAGGGCGCAAAGGGTCGTTGCGTGTTGTAGGTCGTGGCGGTTCCCTTACATCTAAAACCGTGGACGTGTCGATATTGGACGACGTGTATAAAGATTATGCCGAGGGTAACAGCCCGATTGTAAGGGCGGCGGCGTGGAAATGGTACACAACCGTTGTTCGTACCCGTTTGCATAATGATTCGCAAGAACTCATTGTTTTTACCCGATGGCACGACGACGATTTGATAGGACGTATTGAGAAAAGCGGGGAAATTATTATTGATGTTAAGTGTTGGGCTGATTTGGATAACATACCCCCCGGCGCATGGGTTAGAATAAACTTTGAGGCATTGAAAACAGGAGAACCCACGGAGATAGACCCACGGGAACCGGGGGCGGCTTTATGGGAGGGGCGACACAGCCGTTTAAAGTTGGAGGGGCAAAAGGCATTAGACCCGGTACAATTCCAATGCCTCTATCAAGGAAACCCCGGTTCCGCTGAGGGTCGTTTGTATCAGCCTTTCAAAACATGGGTCGAAAAGTCTGATTGGGGGCAATACGTCCGTTCGGGCGCATACATAGACGTTGCGGATGAGGGCGACGACCTTTTGTTTGCCGCCACATACGACGTATATAAGTCCGATAATCTTATATTCAATGAAAAGACAAAGCGGATGGAACCGTTGTTATTTGCTCTAATAACCGATATGGAAGTAACGGACGAAAATACAGATGTTACAACCGTAACCGTGCCTAACATGATAAATCGGAACGGCGTGCAAAAAGTATGGGTTGAAAGTAACAACGGCGGTGCAGGTTATGAAAAGGTTATCAAAAAGAAAATGCGTGCAATGACTGAACCGTTCTATCAAGGCGGAAACAAAGAAAGCCGGATAATCACTAATTCCGCAATGGTAAATCAACACATTATTATGCCGTTCGGATGGGAAACCCGGTACAAGGCAGTTTACGACCACATTACAACCTTTTTGCGTAATTTCGATGCCAACACGCACGACGACCCGGAAGATGGGTTAACCGGAATATACGAAAAGGAAATAGCGGACGGCAATTTGCAGCCATACGCACACGCCAACCGGGGTGTTAAGCGTCGTAATTAGCAATATTATTGAGATATGCAAGATTATACCGGAAAAAGTTTATAACTTTGTAGCGAAAACAAAGGGCAAAGGGAAAGCCCGGAGATAATGAATTTAGTTTTAACGTTAAAAATTAAAGAGTATGATTACTTGTAAGTGTCCGGCGGCGGCTTCATTGCCCGATATTCCCGCCGTAAATTGCGCCGAAAGTTTCGGGCAGATTCAAAAGGTAGCGTTTCAACGTCTGACTAAAGAGGACGGAACGAAAAACAGTTTCACAACTGAAAAGGCGATAACGTTGTTGGCTTCATGGACGCCGTTGTTGACAGCCGAGGACAGCACTAAAGTTGTTGTTTCCCCGTACATCCAAGCCCCAACCAATGAAGCCGGAGCCGCCCGCACATTTGGAGGCGGTAACGAGACATTGGGAGGCGTTGAGGAAATTATCGGACGTGAGCCGAACCCGTTCACGGGCGTAATGCGCAAAATTCCCCAAGCCGTAATTAAGGCGATGAAAGAATTGCAATGCGAAAGTTGGAGCGATAATTTGGGCGTTTACCTGTTTGATGAAAACGGAAGTATTGAGGCAATACAGGATGCCACGGTTAAGACGACCTATTACCCTATTCCAATCCGTTCTTTGTTCATTGGCGATAAGTCGCACGGAGGTTTGGAAGCCCCGGACAGCAACGCAATTCAATGGTCGTTTTTGCCTAACTATTCCGACGACCTTGTTATTGTTGCACCGGATTTCAACCCGTTAACCGACCTCAAAGCCTAACGATATGGCGGCGAAAGTTCAAAAGGTTGCGTTGGTTAACGACACGTTGAACGTAACCGAAGAATTTACGATAACGCACGCCGAACGTCTTTTGCGATTACGCAATAATGGCGGGTGGGGATTGCCGGGTAATTTTACTTTTAAATTTGATAACGAAAATGGGATTGGATATAAACGAGATAAGAAAGCGGATAACGGAGCCGAAAAAGCGCAAAACGATAAATAGAGCAATCTATCATCAATTGCGCATTAATTTTCACGCCCGCACACGCATAACGTCGTTTGACATTTGCCAAACGATAACGGATTTTTTGGCATTTGTTTCCAATCTATTGCCGCATGACAAGTTTAAGATGTTCAAAACATTGTTCCGTTACCCCGTTAAGACAAACGAGGTAACGGGCATTTGCTTTGATAAGTTGAGCCGTATTTTTGACGGTCGTAACCCGGCGTTCAATTATCAGTTTCAGAACCCGGAACAACGGGACGATTGGGAGTATTACCGCCAAGACGTATTACACGAGCCGGAAATATGGAGTACAAAGGGATGGGAATTTTTTCAGACCGAAATAAATAGCGTTCTAATCGTTGATATGCCGAGCGAACAAAAACCCGGCGACAAATACCCGCAACCGTATTTCTATTGGTTGCCTATTGCGTCGGTTATTGATTACAGAGCCAACGAGACGACGGGGGTAATGGATTACATTATTTTCCGGCAGGATGGCGAACGTATCGCAGTTATCGACGACGAACGTTATAGAGTATTCCGGGAAGATAAAAGCCACAATATCGGCGAATTGCTGATTGATAACCCGCACGATGTAGGTTATTGCCCCGCCCGCTTCTTTTGGAACGAGCCGTTGAGCCTTGCAGAACCCGACATTAAACAATCCCCGCTAACCAAGCAATTGGAGGCGTTGGATTGGTTTTTGTTTTACCATATCAGTAAACGACATTTAGACTTATACGGCGCATATCCGATTTATTCCGGGTATGAACAAAGTTGCGATTTCAGTAACGGCGAAAATGGCGATTATTGCGA